CACAACACGATAAAGATGTATTCAAAACATCCATGGAGATTGACCAAAGATGGGTAATTGAATTGGCTGGTGATAGACAACAGTATATTGACCAAGCACAATCATTAAATCTATTCTTTAGACCAGATGCACACATTAAATATATTCACGCCATTCATTTTATGGCATGGAAAAAAGGCCTGAAAACTCTTTACTACTGCCGTTCTGAAAAGATTGGTAAAGCAGATAAAGTATCCAAAAAAATTCAAAGAGAAATTATTAAGGAAATAGATATGACACAAATAGCACAAGGCAATGATTGTATTGCTTGCGAAGGTTAAATGGCCTACTCAGAAAAAGTAATTGACCATTACGAAAATCCACGAAACGTTGGTAAAATGGATTCAAATGATGAAAATGTTGGTACAGGTATGGTGGGTGCGCCTGCTTGTGGCGATGTAATGAAACTGCAAATCAAAGTGCAGGATGGAATAATTACTGATGCAAAATTTAAAACCTACGGATGCGGATCGGCAATCGCAAGTAGTTCACTAGTTACTGAGTGGGTCAAGGGTAAAACCCTAGAACAAGCAGGATCAATCAAGAATTCTCAGATTGCAGAAGAGCTTGCTCTACCACCTGTCAAGATACACTGCTCAATCTTGGCTGAAGATGCAATTAAAGCAGCAATAAAAGACTACGAACTTAAATGTTCATGTAAGGTATAAAATGATTAATGTAACTGATAACGCTTTCAATAAAATTGGAGATTTAATTGTTGAAGAAAAGAATCCTAATTTAGCATTAAGAATATCTGTTAAAGGCGGGGGTTGTTCCGGATTTAAATATTCGTTTTCTTTTGAAGATAATCAAGAAGAAGATGATTTTGTAATTGAAAAAGAAGGCGTTAAAGTATTTGTTGACTCTATGTCAGCACAATATTTAATGGAAGCAACAATAGATTATAAAGAAGAAAAATTCAATTCACAGTTCGTTATATCGAATCCTGAAGTTAAAGCAACTTGTGGTTGTGGTTCATCAGTAGCATTTTAATATTTAACTTATGAAGCCTACACTTGCTTTATTTGTATGTGACCCAAAATGTTCAATACAATCAAGTAATGGTGTAATCAAAGCATTATCTCCACATTATAATTTTAAGTTATTTTCAAAAAATGAAGTTGAAGATGGATTTCTTGATGGCGTAGATATTGTTGTTTTTCCTGGTGGATTTGGAAGTTCAGATTCATATGATACTATACTTAAAAATAATACAAAATTAATAACTGATTTTGTAAAAAATGGTGGCAGGTATCTTGGCATTTGTATGGGAGCATATTGGGCTGGTAGCCATTATTTTAATATACTTGATAATGTGGATGCAGTTCAGTATTTTAAACAACCCAATACTGACACAAAAAGGCCTCATGCCAAAGCCATTGATGTTACATGGAATGGTCAAAAAGAAAAGATGTTTTTTTATGATGGTTGTGCTTTAACAGGTGAAGGATTTAAAACAATTGCAACATACGCCAACGGAGATCCAATGGCGATAATGCAAAAAAGAATTGGATTGATAGGTTGTCATCCTGAGAGTGAAAAATTTTGGTATGATAGTTATTCTTGGATGAAACCTTATTGGCATAATAATAGCCATCACAAATTATTATTAGAGTTTGTTGATAAATTAATGCAGCAATAAAGGAAAAAATGCATTACAAAACTATTTTCATTAGTGATGTGCATTTGGGAACAAGAGATTGTAAAGCAGAATTATTAAATAATTTTCTGAAACACAATAGCTGTGAAACGTTGTATTTGGTGGGTGATATAATTGATGCTTGGAAAATACAACAGAATAAGTGGAAATGGAAACAAAGTCACACCAATGTTGTTCGTAGAGTATTAGGTCATGCAAAGCGTGGAACAAAAGTAATTTATGTTGCAGGCAATCATGATGAATTCTTACGGCCAATGATACCATATGGTTTTACTTTTGGTATGATTGAAATTGTTAATCAAGCTGAGTACATTGGTGTTGATGGTAAAAAATATCTCATAACACATGGTGATTTGTTTGATGGTATCAGTAAGATTGCTCCATGGTTATCTTTTTTAGGTGATAAAGCCTATGACTTTGTTTTAGAATTGAATAGTAAATTAAATTGGTTTAGACATAAAATAGGTTTTGGATATTGGTCAATAAGTAAATATCTAAAACATAAAGTCAAATCATCAATGGACTTTATATTTCAATTTGAAAAGAATTTAGCTGGATATTGTAAAAAGCGTGGGTTTGATGGTGTAATATGTGGACACATACACACAGCAGAAATAAAAAAAATAGATGGTGTAATCTATATGAATGATGGTGACTGGGTAGAGTCCTGCACCGCACTAGTAGAACACTTAGACGGAAAATGGCAAATAATAACTTGGAACACAATAACAAATGATTAAAAAAACAGAATCGAGGATGACCGATGAACGTTCATATTTTAAACCTTTTAATTATGCTTGGGCTTATGATGCATGGCTTAAGCATGAGCAATCTCACTGGTTGCATACTGAAGTACCAATGCTTGAAGATGTTAAGGATTGGAAAAAGAAACTTACTAAAGAAGAAAAACAATTTCTCACACACATTTTTAGATTCTTCACCCAAGGAGATATTGACGTTGCTGGGGGTTATGTTAATAATTATCTGCCTTATTTCCCTCAACCCGAAATACGCATGATGTTATTAGGCTTTGCTGCTCGTGAAGCCTTACATATTGCCGCTTATTCACACCTCATTGAAACTTTAGGTCTTCCAGACACGACCTACAATGAGTTTATGGAGTATGCTGAAATGAAAGAGAAACACGATTATGTTTTAGATATTTCATCAAAGAATACAACCAAAGAAAATACAGCGACACACATTGCCGTGTTCTCCGCCTTTACTGAAGGTATGCAGTTGTTCTCATCATTTATTATGTTGTTGAACTTTCCACGCCACGGTAAAATGAAAGGTATGGGTCAAATTGTTACTTGGTCGATTGTTGATGAAACTCAACACACCGAGAATATGGTTAAACTATTCCGTACATATATAGAAGAAAATCGTGAGATTTGGAACGATGAACTAAAAGGTAGATTGTATACCATTGCAGAACGCATGGTGGAATTAGAAGATAAATTTATTGACCTGGCATTTCAGATGGGTGCCATGGAAGATTTATTGGCTGAAGATGTTAAGAAGTATATTCGTTATATTGCCGACCGGAGATTAATTTCTTTAGGACTCAAAGGTCAGTTTAAAGTGAAACGTAATCCTCTACCGTGGGTGGAGGAAATGATTAACGCACCAACACACACAAACTTCTTTGAGAACAGAGCAACCGATTACGCAAAAGGTGCTTTGTCTGGAGATTGGGGTGATGTGTGGGCAAGATAAGGAAATATAATGCCAGACAAATCACTATCGGGCGATTGCCTAAGTTGTGAATCACAATACACAGTTCAATTTACAGAAGAACTAGTTTCGCAAGAATTACCAGAGCATTGCCCATTCTGTGGTGAACAAATCGAAGAATTATCCGAGGACTATATAGAGGATGATGACGATGATTTGGATACTAAGGAATGGGACTAAACTGGCAATATGATGGTAAAGATTTTACGGAAGACTTGATTGGTAATAATTACGGGTTCGTGTATCAGATTAAAAACCTGACGAATGGTAGAAAATACATAGGAAAAAAATTCTTTTATTCTTCCAAAACCAAACAAGTCAAAGGTAAGAAAAAACGGTACAAAGCACCAAGTGATTGGCAAACTTACTATGGAAGTAGTGCCGAACTGGCTAAAGATGTGTTACTATTGGGGAATGAAAACTTCACTAGAGAAATATTACATCTTTGCCAATCTAAAGGTGAATGTGGTTATCTCGAAGCAAAAGAACAATTTATCCGTGGTGTCATGGAAACAGATGACTACTACAATTCATGGATAATGGTAAGAGTACGCAAATCACACATTAAGGATTATAATGTTAGACTCACTAAAAGAATTCAGTAAAGAGGAACATGATGCCATCTTTTTTCTTCCAGGAGATAAAGAGGATTTTATTCAAATTGAGGCAGCGAACTACAGAGATCCTGGTGAAAATGTTGGCGGTTCAAGCCTAGGTCATGCTTATCATGTTATTCTATTTAAAGAAGATACCAAAAAAGATAAATTATATAACGTTGATAGGTTTGATGCTATCTTTGTGGATCCATTTGAATACATATCTGGATTAATACCACAAAATTGGTTTGGTGTTATTGCCAGAAAGACTACCACTTCAAATACCTTTATTCAAAAAGCATTTGACAAATTGAAGGAAGTATGATACAATGGTCTCTTAATTGAAACTATTGAAAGTTTAGTATGATCCTCGTTGACTTAAATCAAGTATTACTTGCCGGACTTATGGCGCAAATTGCCAACCAAAAAGGCAAACTAGATGAACATCTTATTCGTCATATGGTATTGAATATCATTCGTACCCATGTTAAGAATTTTAAAAATGAATATGGAGAAGTGGTATTATGTTGTGACAACCGTAAATATTGGCGTAAAGAATACTTTCCATTCTACAAAGCAAATCGTAAAAAAACCCGTGATAAGTCTAGCTTAGATTGGCATCTAATTTTTGATATGCTTGCCAAATTCAAAGCAGAACTTAAAGATAATTTCCCATACAAAGTATTGGATGTAGAAGGTGCTGAAGCTGATGATATTATTGGCACATTAGTACCGAGACATGCAGCCCACGAAAAGATTTTGATTATATCGAGCGATGGTGATTTTCTACAACTACAGCAGAACCACAATGTTAAACAATATAATCCATCACAGAAAAAATATGTCGTATCTCCTAATCCAATTATGGATTTAAAAGAGAAGATTATTCGTGGTGATAAAGGTGATGGTATACCTAATGTACTTTCTTCTTCCGATTGTTTTGTTCGTGACCTGCGTCAGACACCCATTACACAGAAAGTATTAGATAAGTTAATGGGAGAAAGTCACCTAGAACAGACCGAAACCATCAAGGTTAACTTTGTTCGTAATGCCACACTAATTGACCTTTCCTTTATTCCTGTAGAGATAAAAGAAAAGATTATAAATACCTATGAAGAAACAAAACCTGCTAAAGGTAAGTTGTTGAATTATTTTATTGAACACAAACTAAAAAACTTAATGGAAGTGATAGAGGAATTCTAATGAGAAACGTGTACGAAATATTTGATGAATTTGAGTTAGCAACAAACAAAAAAGAAAGATTGGCAGTAATTGAGAAAAATCTTTCTAAAACTTTGGTTGATGTATTATCTTTAACCTATCATCCCGATTGTCAATGGTTAATCAAAGAAATGCCGGAGAATTATAAAATTCCAACTGATATGTTACCAGGACTTTCAGGAACACAATTGTCAACAGAATTGAGAAAATTATATCTGTTTCAAAAAGGACATCCTAAAGCTGAAGAATTAACATTAGAGAAACGAACACAATTGTTATTGCAATTATTAGAAGCGTTAGAACCCCGTGAGGCTGAAGTTATTATTGGCATTTTCAATAAAGACCAAGGTGTTAAGGGATTAGATTATAAATTTGTAAAGGAAGCTTTTCCTAATCTATTGCCGTAAATGCAGCCAAAAGATAGAATAATAATTACTTGTGGAACATTTGATCCACTAACACATAATGAATTAATTTATTTGAGAAAATGTCACCAACGAGGTGAGTGGCTAGTTGTTGGCGTCCATTCTGATTGGTGGATGATGTGGGCCGAAGGTGGTTGTGTCCAAAATTACGAAACACGCAGAGAAATTATTAAAAGCTTAAAATACGTTGACGAAGTATTTACATTCAATGATTCCGATGGCACAGTCTGTCAACTCCTAAAATTAGTAAAAATATGTTATCCTGATGCCGATATAACTTACATATCACAGGAAGATATGCATAACATGCCCGAAACTAAAATTAAAGGCATAACTTTTGAAATAATGAAATAGGAGATAGTAGTGACTAAATTTGTAGGCAAGTTCCGTAAGAACCAAGATTATAATGAAGATTATAATTATATGCCAAAACGAAAATATAAGAATGAACATTCTGAAATTAAAAAAATGAAGAATCGTAATGTAGAAGAAGTTTTAAGTGAACTTGATGATACAAGTTTACCAAAAGAAATTAGAAAATACTGATTTTTTCTTATAAGTAGGTATGTCCGCTTTCAAATAAAGGTATTGTTGCTTCCATACAACACCAGCGCTTGACTTTTAACCTTAACTGTATTATAATGGTTCTTCACATGGAGAATTATTATGTTAATTTATGGTTATATTCCAAAATCCAAGAAACGCAAAGTTTCTCAGGCAAAGAAATTACAACATGAAGAATGGTTAGCTTCCATTAATTCAATGTCTACCAATTTCTGTAAAAATAAATCCGCGAAGTATTCCAAAACAATTCCCATGTTTAATATTCCAGCCGGTCGTGAATCTTCTCAGATTGCGTCCTTGGATACTGGATTTGTAACTTGTGCAAAGAAATTCGGAAATTCATACACAGGTGAAAAGATTAAAGGTATTGGCACGATGCATAAATCAAATGCTGTGCCAGTTTTTAGTGATAATGAAGCAAAAGAAATTGCGGGCATGAGAAGATGACAATTAGTAAAGAAGATTGGGAAGAATATGAAGAATATCTTGAAA